CCTTGTTAGAGCCTCCGAAGGAAACGCGGGACTGACGGGTGGGCCGTTGAATGGTCATGCTGTTGTGTGCATTGGCCTTCATCAGCTCATTATCCGCTGCCTGCAATTGGTCGTTCGCTCGACTACGGTAATACGCGTCGCGCTCCGCAACAGTTTCCTCGGGAATACGTGCAAGAAGTAAACCTCCCACGCTGATCACACCAGCATGTCGGCCGTCTTCTACTGTTGGGACGTGATAGTCGGGGTACTCGTCGCCGCGAACCAACTCATACCCCTCGCGGAGCTTTCCAGAGATGTTCGTGCGGTCGTCCATACCACCGGCTTCAGCCCGAATCCAACGGTGCTTGTATCCAGGAGGCGGCGGGGGCGCATCCAGTCGTGAAGGGGGAGCCCAAGGTTTACGTCGCGCATCTTTCTCACGAGATTCGGCCCCGCGAGAACTGCGATTGAGTGTAGGTACTTTGACGTCTGACATGGTCTTACTCCTTTACGTACTTGGCATATTCCTCGAGAGGAACACCCAGCTTTTTGGCAATTGCAACTTGACTTGGTGTCAATTTGACAGTGCGGCGTGCGTTGTTAATACCCGATGATCGGGATGCAGGTGCCACCGTTTGCACGGCTCTGGCGGCTCTGTTAGTTTGCGCTTGCTGCTGACCGCCACCCAACTTCTGGGGGAATGTCTGCTTTAAGCGGTTGTCTAGCTCATCATAATACTCATTGCTGTTTGGGTCAAATCCCTCAACTTGAATCAACTGTCGATGGATTCCCCATGCTGCATGAGTCATGGCGGTATCGCGGCCGTACCAGGGGTTGCGCTCGGCCCAATCCTCTACTCGAGGATCAACTTCCTGCTGCACTTGTACCTGGGGCTGCTGGGCTGCTTGCTGCGCAGCAACCTGCTGCTGATACGCCCACTGCTGGGCTTGCTGTTCGCGTTGCTGAGTAGCAACAGTGATTTGGTTTTGCTCCATGGTGAGCGAGGTCAAACGCTGCTGGGCTTCCGTTTCGGTGTCAATGTCACCTTCTTCACGGGCCTTGCGGATGATCTGCTTCAATGCCACCACTTGCGTCTGCACGCGGCCATTGGCCTCGCCCAGGCGCTCGCTGTCAGCAGTCATGTACTGCTGCTCCAGCTGCGTAGCACGGGCCTGGACGCTCTTGGCGTACTCCAAGGCTGCCTGCTCACGGCGCTGGGTCTCGCGCAGGCGCGCGGTCAATTTGTCGATGCGCTTTTTGACGCCCTCGCTGTACTGGTCAAGCTCTCCCTGTTGAGAAGACGTCTCGACAAGAAGCGCTTGGGGCTTGTCCAGCACTTCAGCAGCGCCGTCCTCCCCAATGGATACGGTAGCAGGACTCTCGTCCTCTCCTACTTTAAATTGCAGCTCATCGTTCATGCTTTTGCTCCTTTACATGTGCAGAATGTCTTCAGGACTGTTTACAACAGCCAAAACTTCGTCGTCGTTCAACAAACGAATCTCACCGCCGTCGATTGGGATGCGAGCACCCGCATATCGGCCGAAGATGATCCAGTCACCTGCCTTGCACCACGGTCCGGCGGGAAATTTACTCTCGTCGGCATAGGCAAGGTCACCCACTTTCAGAACGTAGCCGCACGTGGTGCCAAGCTGAGTTCTGCGCTGCGTTTCCTCGGCCAAGACGATGCCGCCTTTGGTCTTTTCCGCGCCGCGATAGGGCAGGATGGCAATGCGCCACCCGCTAGGTTTTGGAATGGTGTCGATAACGGCTTGGGCGAGCTTCTCGGGGTCAAACCCGAGCTCGGTGTAGGCGTCTTCAAGGGCTGGCGGTTTGTTAACTGCCTCCTCGGCCCACTTACGCTCCAAGGCGGTCATGTTGATTTCAGGTACTGCTGCGGTTTCCATGGTCTTCCTTTCACTTGAGAAAATCGTCGACATCGTCTGTGACCTTTTTGAGCAAGTCTTTCACGGAGTCTTCAACCATTCTCAAACCCTCAAGGCGACCCATCATGTAGCGATAACGCTCCATATCTGTGATGGTTCCGTTCAGGACAATCATCTTGGATTGATCCTGGAGTTTCCTGATTTCTCTTAGAACTGCTTCTGCAAATTCAAGCATGGTGATTTCCATGAAAAGCAGACGGCACAAGGCCCCGTCTGATAGCGCTTACTCACAACTCAGTATATCTTAACTGGACGGTTACCGTCACGCTTCTTGACAATCATGGACGGACCCTGCACGCCTGGGGGCGTCTTGGGCATCCCAGGCTTTACGCCCTTTGGTTCCTTGGTTTTCACGGGCTTAAGTGGGATTTCTTTAACCGCCATACTGGCCTCCTGGTTGGTTGACTTTGGCTTGCTGCAGCTGCAGTTTCTGCCGGTTGATCTGGCTGGTCTCTTGTGCCTTCTGCTGATCCAACGCCAAACGCTGCTGGTCGATGTTAATCCGCGCTTGGTCGGCTTGGCCACGCTGGGCAATCTCTTTTTCCTTGAGCAGGACCAACGGGTCAGGTCCCTCGCCGCCTGCAAAGGCCTCTTGCATGTCCCGCACTTCCTTGATTCCAGTAGCAATGCGCAGGGCAACCATGCCCTCCTTCTGGATAGCGGAGATCATGCGGTCGGGGTCGGTGCCATAGGCCTTAAAGAGGTCGGCTTCGACGTCCTCTTCCGCGCGCAGGCGCACGTGATCCAGAATATGCTTTTGCAGCTCGATCGCAGCCAAGGGATTGGCTTGCAAGAGAGGCGACAGGCCCATCATCAGGTGCGCGGCCATGTGGGCATCATGCTGCTGGCCGGCAAAAGCCTTGAGTTTCATGCCGTTCAGCACGTCGCTGTTCTCGGATGCAGGGTCACGAGGCGTGTTGGTGTTCTGAGGCAACAGCACACCGTCAATGTCACGGACATTGAGCGCTGCATACATGCGGTAGAAGGCCTCGTACATGTTGTGCATGTTCGGGGCGCTCTGGGCCAGCTGCAGTTGCATCTGCGCAAGCTGGATACGCTGGGCAGAGCTGAAGATGTTGGGGTCAGCCACGGGCTGCACCGACACCATGGTGTCAAAGTCTTTCTTCTTGATCTTGCGGCTGGCCCCAGGCACGTCGTAGGGGTACTCGTCAGGCATGTACTGGCCAAAACCCTCGAACAACAGGCGGAACTCCAGCGTCTGGGCATAGTGCAGGCGCTTGTGGATGCTGGACATGACCATAGAGCCGCGCTCTAGGAGCGCCAAGGTCGTTCCGACCTGCGCGTACTGGTTGCCGTCACCAACCTGCATGTCGGCAGTGCTGGACAAGCGCTTGCCCGAGTCAATCAAGAACCCCATGAGCGTGAACAGCACCTGGCTTGGCTCTTTGTACGGCAATGGCATGAGCGAAGCAGAAAGTTCCGCGCCACCAGCGTCAATGTCACGCCATTCACCCGGTTGGATCGGGTTAGAGTCGTCCGCGATCCGCGCTCCCTTGGCTTTGAAGCCTGCAGGCAGGTTAGCCAGCGTTCCCGCGTCGTTCAACTGGCGCAAGGCGCTCGTGGCAGCCTTGCTAAGGCCCCCAATGAGGTGCACAAAGCCCAAACCGTAGGCTCCCGGGCCTTCGACAAGCACGTAATGCACAAAATAGTTGCGGCGACGGCATTTCTTGTCGTCTTCTTTCCAATTTCGACGGATTCCGACCACTTTGAGCGTGTCTTCAGCCAATGTGACGACGTATGGGCGCTTGATCCCGGTTACCTCGCCCTTTTCGTCCTTGTCCTCAAAGCCTGGGACGTCCAAATCGACCAATTGCTCGAGCAAAAACACCTCACCAATGTCGTCGGTGGGCTGGATGCCGGTAACTTTGTCAATTGCTTCTTGAATTTGACTTGCATCAGCAGGTGTGGAGTACGTGTCCAAGAAAATATCGAGGTACTCACCGGCCAAAGCGCGCTTTTTGTACTCGTTGGAGTCCATCGCAATGCGGTGCGTGAGCCGTGGGCATTGGGACACGACACTTGAGCCGTTGTAGGGGATGTAAACGTCGTCTGCCAGGCACAGTTTGGACACCATGCGCTCCAACTGATAGTCGTAGTAGACCTTTTTGAAGGTCGAACCACCGTAGCCAGTGTAAAAAAGCTGCTGGTCAAACTCCGGCGTGTACTCCTCCATCACCGTGGTGAGCTGGTAGTTCATGAAGTCCTGCACGCGGCCGGCCTGCTGGAACTTTTCCACCGTCTCTTTGCCCATGATCTGCGATCGGACAGGGCCACCAGCAGGCATGAGCTCCTTGAAAGCCTGCGCCTGAAACTGAATGATGGCCTCGGTCAGCATTGGGTGGGTCGCGCCCGACGCGCCACGGAAAGGCTTGGTGCGCTCTTCCATGCGAAAGCCCAACAGATCAAGGCCCTTGGAGTACATCTGCTCCCAGTCGGACCGCGAACCCT